AACAGTCTTTTTTCATCAGTTTCGTAAGTGTCATTGCTGATTCCTGTAGATGCTTTAATATAAAGAATTGCTCATAAGATACATTTGATGAAAACCACCCTATGATATTTTCTCTTACGCCTTTAGTAACCTTACCTACCTTATGCGGGAAGATAATTGGAAATATAGCTGCTTGTCCCGCTTGTAACTGAGTACCTATTTCTCCTGCTTCTGTCTTTATTATAAATTCTCCACCTTCATAATCATCATTTAAGTTAATTGAGAACCCGTAGTCATAGAAAACATTGTTAGACTTTGGTGATGCTTTGAATGAGTCTATATGATAATCGTAAAAGTCTCCTTCGGTATACCTGTTGTAGAAATTAACTGATACTCTATTAGGACAGTAGACTGAATCTATGTAAGAGTTATTATACAGAAGATCAATTAGATGCTTTCTAACTCTTTCAGGAACGATAGTTTCTTTATTCTGTTTGATATCGTAGAGCTTACTAATAGCTTGTGTTTTCTTTCCATCCACGAATTTCTTATTCGCAAGTTGGTTTCGTAAGTAGATTGTATCTTCTTTGTCTAGTAGCTTTAAAAACATTTGTTACCTCACAATTTGAACACAGCAAAGAGGGTAGCGTAGGGTTTTTAAAAGGAACCCTACAAAACCTTTAGTCAAGTCTTACGTACCCGTTGTTACCGTAGCGGCTTCAACAGGATTCTTAGAGATATCAACTAGGACAACATGCGCTCGAAAACGCCATGCCGTAGTTTTACTTGAAGCAGCATCAATCACTAGAAGATCTAGCGTATCAGCGGAAGTTACCAAACAAGAATCAGTACCTTGAGCGCCAAAGAAGTTGATAGAAGTAGTACCATTTGAAGCACCACCATCAACACATACATCGACATCTCCCCCAGTAATACCTACATCAAACGTAATTTGAGCATTACCAGAAGCCTCAAGATTTTCAATTGCTCCACCAACAATTAGCGTATCTGCTGGTAAATCAATCAACTGAACGATATCCCCCTGCTCCAGATCGGTATTGTCTACCGCATCATAAACAGGAGAAGTGATAACATAGGCATTAGCAACACTAGAAGGGTGACCAGCAGTACCGCCGCCTGTATGCGTAGCATTATAAGTAGCCATAATTTAGTCCTCCTTTTAAGTGTTAAGATCAACGACGCCTTGAAGGACGCCTTTGAAGCCAGTACCCGAGCCACGAAGAACCTTACGGCCAAAGACGTGAAGACCACGTACAATGTCAGCAAAACTATCGGGATCACGGATAACTTCGGTTTTTGCAATATGCGAAGCGGTAGCAACTGCACTCATATGACCAGCTAGTAGAGTAGTCTCACCACTAGTAGCCGATGGGCCAAACGTAAACGCAGCAGCCGAACCAACAGAGCCGGTTTGGATGACGTTAGTTTGATACAACGTGAAACCATGGATTTTACGAGCAGTGATAGCACCGTTCATCAAAGCTGATGCACTTTCACCAGTAACACTGGCGTCCATCAACTTAGCGTCCGCTTGCTTCAAGATCTCGTAGAAGCCAGAGTTAGCGACAAACCACCGATTCTCTTGCGGGACATCATTTGCGTCCAACTGTTGAGCAAAACGGGCGATGACATTCGCAGCTTCATTACCTGTATCACAGGAAATAGCCGCACCAGCAGCACCAGTATCGGTGGTAGCAGTGCCTTGAACAGCACTATCGTTAATCTCTTTTAGTACGTTGTAATCGAAAGCCTTCTTCAACGAGAACGCACCCGAAGAAGTTGCCAACGATTCCCAGTTAACATGGCTCTGACGTTCCTCAATGTCGTCAACCTTAAAAGCAAAGTAGTTGCCCTGATCAACGATTAAAGAAATTTCAGTATCAGAAAGGTCTTGGGTATTAACAACTGATCCACGAGTGTACGAAGATACAGTAACCGTAGGTTCCTTAATGATTTTAACAGTATCGCCAAAATTTTCAATTTCTCCAGAGTAATCTGTATTAGTAATTGCTTCTGCAACAGACGCCCTACGGAAGAACTTTAGAACTTTTTGGCTGTAGATTGACGGGTTCCATTTACCATTAGGTAAATTGTCATAACCCGCCGCAGATCCAAAGGCCATATTATGCCCTCCTTATAGTTGGGGTTAAATTATCCTCCCCTCCCTGTTAGCCGCCTCAAGTTCTTTTTCAACTTTTTCGAACTCATGCGGTTTCAGTTTAGAGATTTCAAGGGTAGTCCAAATCTTCTTATCCTCGTTCCCAGTAATAGTGGCTGTTTTACGAGTAGAAGAAACAGCTTGTGCTGCATCTACTTTTTTAGATTTGGGTTTTGGTTGAACATTAGAATCCATTTTATATAGATCAAGTATACGAGAGGCCCATTTAGCATCAGTGCGGTTCTTGTAGATACCGTCTGAAATAGTAGAAGGTTGTTCATCTAGCCATTTTAAAAATTCTGAACTGTCCTTTAAGGTTACAAAGTCGGGGTGAAACACCAACAACTCTTGTTCAGCCGTTTTATATTTAGCTTCTTCCTCTTTTTGATATAAAGCAGAAATACGTTTTTCTATCTCTGCTGTTTTCTCTTCTGCTTGAAGGCGGGAAACAGTCTCAACAACTCCATACACATCAGGATATTCACTTTTAAATTCTTCAAGTTCTTCCTGTGTTCTTGGCGTAGAAGATAAAGAAGCTGATTGCGCTGCTAGTTTAGCCTTAGCATCGATTAGTTCTTTTTCTTGTTGCCATTCATTTCGTTGCCTATCATGATAGCTTTTAAGATCACTATATCTCTTTTGCCAATCATGTTCTTGTTTCTTAGAAATCAATCCTTCCTCTTTCTGAGTATCTGCACCTTCAGCAAAGTCAGTAAGATCTAGATTTTCTTCTTCTTCATCAGAATTTAAAAGAGTACCTCTATATTCGTTCTGATATGGGGTAGGCTCTACTTCTTCCATTTGTTCTGTATCAACCATTGTACCTCCTTGGGGCCAAAGCAATAACTTTAGGTATCCATTTTAGGTGTTTGCGAACAGGGCCTTTACGGGTATCTGTTCAGTTTTTATTAAGCAACAGGTTGTATCTGTGCCAATAAATCTTGTTGTGGAGAAGGAGCAGCAGCCATTTCAACAGGCGCTTCTTCTGCTTCTCGTTGTTTCCTTACTTTAAGACCACGGTTATTCATGTTCTCTAACTTCTTTAATCCTATATAATCTACTAAAGGAGCAGGAATTACTATTTCTCCTCTAGAAATTCTTATTGGAATTTTTTCAGCGGTCTTAATTTCTGCTGGAAGATCTACTTCATCTTCTAAAGCAAGATCAATAGCTTCTTTAATTAGTTTATTTATAGAGCCTAGACCTGCTAGTGTTGCTGCATCTTTATTTACAACATAAGAACCAACAGGAAGGTCCATATCTAAATCATCTGCAACTCCAGTTGTGCCATCAGGATCATTAATTACACCTAAAGGACCAAGACCTAAACCATCTAACTGTGTATCTGCTTGCTGATCCTCTACTAGATCACCTTCTTGGTATCCTTTAATCTGTCCACCGTCTTTCCGTCCTATTCCTTCAGTTGATTCCCCAGTAGAAGAAGATGTACCTGCACTAGGATCACCTGAACTAGAACCACCAGTACCAGCAGTACCGGGATCACCAAAACCACTTTCTGATGCTACACCTGTTGCACCAGTACCTGTTGCTCCTACAGCAACACCTTGTCCAGCCGCTACTGCTGCATCTGCTGCTGGGTCTGAAGCTACTGCTGCATCTGCTGCTAATGCTGGTGCTTGTTCAACACTAATAGGTGTTGAGGCATTATTTGTAGCTCCTGTACCAAGAAATCCTATTGGAGGGCCGGGGCTGAAACTAAGATCAGGAGTTCCTCTTTGACTATCTTGAATAGCTTGTCTTCCTGATCTAGTAGTAGTTTGTCCTGTTGATAGGTTTGTAACGTCAATATCAAATTGACCAAATATTCCCTTAGGAGAAGAAAAAGCACTTAAATTTGCACCTACTTGATCTGCTATAGATCGTCCAGTTGCTAATGCTGTAATAGCATTAGCTATACCAAAAGCTATTGATGGTACACTAGCTCCTGTAGCAACAGAAACAGCTAACCCCCCTATAGCTGTTATACTAGGATCAAGACCGCCCGTTCCAGTACCATCTGCTCCTCCTAGTCCTCCGGTTATTCCATCTTCAGGCCCTCCGGTTGTTAGTCCCCCTTCGGAAAAACCTTGTCTTGGAACATCATTATCAAAATCTAAAAGATCCGTTGTAATATCACCCAAATTATCATTATTACTATTACGAGAAGCATCTTGTAATAAACCTATTAGTGCTTCACCTAAAGCTAGATTAAGAACGTGCAACTCCTGATCTTTGTCAGTTTCGCTAGGTAGATTACCAATCATTTTCTTGTTTATCCATATTATGGTTGTCCAGTGAACTCTTGATTACTTCCTTCAGGTGAAGGAGTTGATCCAGTAAAATTGCTTTCCCCTGCAACTGGTGTATTTCCAATTCCGATGTTGC